CCTATACCCATCCTTACTTGATGAAGACCTATCGAGTAGATCTCAACCAAGCTAATCAAAGTTACACTTTCACCTAAAACGGCGAGCAGCTAATTGGGATTCACCTAATCAGGCAATCTGGAGTCCAGAGAGACTGAAGCATCTATTTGAGTTTCACCTGGGTAAAACATAAAAGACGAGGTGCGCCTTGTTTATTTCTATAAGTTTAATTGGATATAAAATAGGAATTAAAACGGGCTAACCGGATCGGGATTGAGAGGTATTGAGACCCCTACCCAGCCGTGTGATTACAAATAGCAAACTTCTTGTAAGTCTAATGAGCTTACTTACCCTTCCAGGGGTTGCCGGGTGCCACCGAGGGCGCAAGCGCCTCAGTGGGAGCACCGAAGATCTCGTAAATCCATTAACAATAAATAAATTAATGAAAATTCGCCTGCACGCTTTATCAAAATATTTTGGTATTTTATATAAACGCTTGCGAGCGCGTAGATCTTGGCAATTGGCTTTTAACAGCCAGAGAGCGATGATGGGTTACCTTTTAAGGTTACCTATTATACTCTCAGGAAGATGTAGGAAAACAGATATACTTGCAATTGTTTCATTTGTGCGATACACACTAAAAATCAAGAACTATTCGGGACTAAAAGGACTAGCGATCTATCTCAAGACTGCACATATCGTGCTTGTTCGATATGTTGCAGGACGCCCTGTAAAGGGAGTTGCAACAGCCTTTAAGACACGCGTAGGTATAACCGGAAAAGGAATCCCCCGCATCATCCCAGCGGTGATGAGGGCAGATATAGACAGAGGTGATGCGTATGTAATTAAATTTTGACTCTCCCTGTTCTCACTATACCGAGTATTGGAGTTCAAAGGGAAAATAAATTTAAAGACCATCACAGATCCAGGAAAAGAAATTGATTACCAGAAGTATAAGGCCTTTTTGCCTTCCTTCTTCTCGCGCTTAGGTGACCTAAGTGGGGTTCAACTTAAAACTTGAGCTCCGGAATTAATTACTAAATCTGGACCGGGAGCGTTTCGCCCCGATACAGCAAAATCATTAGGAGCGCCAATGTTGGCTTACAACACTACTACAGCATTGATATACCAAGCAAGGGCTTTCCAAGAACGAAAGTTCAGTAAGTTACTGTGGTGTATTCGCGTGATAAATGATATGACAGGTTCAACAAGTTTGACGGACCATTTGCTGGCAGTCGGAAAATTAGCTAAGGCGATACCTCAGTTTGATGACCGATATACTCCTCGTTTCCTAGGAAAACTAGGTATAAAAGAGGAGCCCGGTAAAGTTAGGGTGTTTGCCATGGTAGACTGGTGAACTCAAATGGCTTTAAGGCCGGTACATGATTACCTATTCTCTATTCTTAAACGAATAAAGGAGGACTGTACCTTTAACCAAGACTTAGGTGTAATT